AATTGGGGCGGGAGCCGCCCCCCCCCACTTTTTAAGGGGGGATTTATTATTTCTTTTGGAAAAAAGGCGGGCGGGGGGCCGCGGCGGCCCCGCCGATTTGGCGGAAACCGGCCGTGGCAGCACCCGCCGCACTTGGGCAGGGGGTTGTACAGCGTCTGTGCCGTGGTTCCGGTTCCGGTGGTCACGTCGGCAACCTGCTTCGGATAGAAGGTCGCGTTGGCGTAGGTCACGATGGAATTGTCAGCGCAGCAACGCCGCTCTGCCTCGATCTTGATGTCCTTGGACAGATCAGCCCGAACGCATTCCACGTCCTGACGAACCAGCGCAAAGCTGTCCTCGGTGCGCTGATTGTGTACGGCCTGATCGCACAGGGTCTTGCGAATGTCCTTGAGCTGTCCGTCAATGTAAGCGTACAGCTCAATGGATTTCTGGTCGTTGTAGGCGTTTGCCTTCAACAGCGCGATTTCGGAATCCTTGGCGGCGAGCTGCTGCTCACGATCCAGTTCATACCGGCTCACGGGCATGTTCTCGCTGCACCCGCCCCAGCCGTAGCCATAGGGCATGGCGGGCATTACGGGAGCGGGGGGAGCAGAATTGCGGTTGCCGAGAGCCAGAGCGCCCAGGCCGCCCGCAGCGTTCATCACGCCCAGCGCCAGACCGGCAATACCCGTACCAAGACCGGCACCGGCTACGCCTTTGGAGGCATATTCCTTTTCGACTTCAACCATATTAGAAGTCCTCCTTCAAAATATTAGGAGGTGGCCACCTTCTACCTATAGAATAACAAAAATCCCGACGGTAGAATCATCATCTACTCGTCGGGATTTCGTCAATAAATCGTCAATAAATCGTCACGCAGAATCAGAATTTCAGGTTTTCAGGGAGCTTGTCACTGTACTTTCTGCACAATTCGTATTCTATCCGCAACTTTTTAATCGTTCTTGTGATAGTGGCTTGGGACACACAAAACTTGTGGCACTGTTTTGTCTGGCTCCATCCGGCGGCTCGGGTGCGGATGATCTTTTCCTCCAACGGCGTGAGAATCGCCAGAGAACAGAACTCATCCAGAATCACCCGATTCCACGGGACTTTATCCACTTATCACATCAGTCCTCCTTTGGGGAACTGTAGGTTCTTGCCTGTTTGCTGTCAGCGATACCGGCAGTGGTAGGATCATTGACCACGCCCAGAATCACCAGCAGAGCAAACACGGCGTTCACCACGGCCAGAAGCTTGTCGCCGATTTCGCCCAAGTCCAGCGTAAAGCCGAACAGGGCGGCTACCGTCTGCACCAGCAGAAGCAGCGCGGGAATTGCGGCCAGCCAGAAATTTTTGTTTTTGACACGTACAATCCAGTTAATCATTTTGTTTTCCTCCTTAAAGCGTAATGCCCTCGATCTCAGCGCGGATTTTCAGGCAACGGATGTAATTCCCCATGTGCTTCTTCTGCTCTTTCAGAAGGTCGAGCGAGCAGTTGGGGGTGAACGGCAACGTTCCAGCCTCGTACTTCACGGTCATTGCGTCCAGTTTGTCGTACCGGATTTTTACCTGCTGGTACTCGGCCTTAAAGCGCTCCTTATAGTCAGCGCTTGTCATGCCCTCGATGGTGTCTTTCAGTTCGTACATTTTGTTTTCCTCCTTAAAAATCAGCCCAGCCCAAGCCGGGCAAGAATAAACCCTACAACAGCGGCTACGACGATGTATATGACCCTTTCCACAACCGACTTCCACCGCTTGCCGGGTTCGGATTTCAGCTCCTGCACGTCCGTGCAGAGGCCGTCAACCTTCTCCCCGGTAACTTCCACCTTCTCCGCCATGACGGCGACGGATGTTGCCAGCGTGTTCACCGCTTCCGTGTGCCGTTCCAGCGCGTCCAGACGGTGGGAGTTGGATTTGCTCCGCTGTTCTACCGCAGAAAGCCGCCCAGCGATTTCCGTTTCTTCCATTGGCATACTCCTTTCTCAGCCTTTCCATCGAGCGTATCCTTGCCGGGTATCCACATGAATGCCCCAGCTGTACAGCCCAATTCCTCCAGTGTGCCCCAGAACTTCCTCCGCTACGGCTTTCATCTTCGCCGGACTTGCGGTACTGTGCAGATCAGCGGCAAGCCCAAACAGATGCTGAGAATTGGACACACCACCAACCTCCGCGTTGTGCGCCACGCACCGCACGCCGGAACCACCGCCGTCCACAATGGAAATCGGGATGCCCAGCCGGTGCCGGATTTCATCCACAGCACGCACCATGGATTCTTGCGGCTCCACCGGGAATCCACCGCAGCGGCCGCAGGGGCACCGGAATTCCTTCCGGGTGAAGTACTTGATGTCGTCCCAGAACGTACCGGTTTTCGGCGCGTCGCTGTTCTCCGGCTTCTCCACCTTTACCGCCGTCCCGGCGATCGCGCCGATCAGCATTTTCTGGGTAGCCGCACCCGGTATCCCGTCCACGGTAAGCCCATAGTTCGCCTGAAACGCCCGGATAGCCGCTTGCGTGTTCTTGCCGTCAGCTCCGTCAATCGTGCCGGGAGAATAGCCCAGATAGGTCAGAAGGCACTGAATTTGCTTTACCGTCATACGTTCACCTCTTCCCAGCCCTGTGGGTATGCGGACGGCGACCATACATTATTGTCCAACGTGGAGCGGTACACTTTACCGCCTTCCGTGCAGCAGTCGCCCTTATTATAGGGGCTAGTAGACATAGCGACGAACGGCAACGCTTTTGCTGGGTCGGTGCTCCAAGCAAACCCCCACTGCGCTGGAAGTTCCTCTGGCTCCTTAGTGTAGATAGTGCTGTCATAGGGCTGCACCAGCCGCACCACACGGCCAGAAGACGCTTGGCACACAAACCCGGCCTTGCGCTCCAACATGTTTTTGTTTGCGACAGCGGCCTTGAAACTTGGAATGTCGCTATCCGCCGCGTTCAGTTCGGTGCCTGTCATCTCCGGGGCTTTCTCCTGCAAGGCAAGCGCGTTCGCCCGCCCCTGAGCATACATGATGCTTTTTCTTTCCTCCTGGGTCACAGACTGTCAACCCCTTTCTTATAAGCTTCATCCAGCTCTTTCAGCTGTTCCTCACCACCGCTGGCTTTTATCTCTCTGATTTTTGCAAGGATAGCGTTTTTACGCTCTTCGATGGTCATCATGCGTTCACCCCCAGAGCGGTTTCAATTTCAGTCAACGCCTCTTCGTATTCAGCGTTCTGAGTAGAAACCGTTTTGTACTGCTCCCGCTCATATTCCCGCTGAACGGCGTCAAGTTCATCCCAGGGTTTCCATGGGGCAATCATCTCGCCGGTGAACACCACGCCATCAGCACGTGTCCACGTCTTACCCGCCGGGATGAAGCGATAGCCCTGAATATAAATATTGCACTTACCGTCGAAGACATCTGTTTCAATAGGTGTAAGGCCTTCGCCAGGGGTGACGTAGCACTTAAAGTCAGAATCAATGTAAATCATCATTCTTCACCCCATATCTCAGATATTGTCAGCGTCGTTTTGTTGTATCCTCCAGTGGTTATCCATATACCAACGTATCCCGCGGTTACAGCTGAAACGTCAACAGAATACTCGCCGGTTGCCAGGATCTTCATATCTGCGGCAAATGTTGGGTTTTGCTTGGTAGGCCGTTCATTTGCCACCACAAGACTGAATCGGAACTTATGTGTATTGCCCTCTTTGTCCGAGTATGCAGTATTACCAATACCCGTTATTTTGAATTTCAGAGTATTTACTCCTGTCAGATCAATCGAGTTATTCGTGAATGCATTTGCGTATGCTACGCTGCCACCAAATACTTCCGTCGATAATAGCATGCTATCGTCGTTTAGAGTAAGCACACTGTCAAAACTTCCACCAGTTGAGGGATGCTCGGCTACTGACCAGCCTCCGGTTACTGCATTATAGGTGTTTCCGCTTTTATACAGCCAGAGCAAATAGCTCAGCTCAATGGCTGCGATTTGACCATCTGTAGTTATAGATACAGATTCACTGGTGTTTTCTACCCCATCTGTAGCGGCTGCAGTCCAAGTCCCGGCGTTCGGCACAATGCAAGCCCATGTACCACTGGTGTCAGGGGCGGATAGAGTCGTTGTGCCGTCAGAGCAAGTGCAGGTCGAACCGGCAGGATAGGTGATGTTGATAGTGGCCGTGAAAAATGCAATCACGGTTGAATAATCGGCAGTGACGACAACAGGCTTAGATGAGGTTTGTGACCCATCCGTAATCGCAAGTGTCCACGTCCCGCTTGCAAGCCCCTTGAAGACAACCACGCCGCTGGTGCCGGAGTTCTTGGTCTTCGTCTTTCCGTCCTTGGAAACAGTAACAGTGACGTTCGCCGGGGCTGTGACGGTAAGGGTGCCGCCTGTGCCGCCGCTGCCAAATCCCTCAAGTGCTACTTCTCCCATTACCTGCTCACCTCCACAATAACAGGAATATCCACCTCAGGGGCTTCATCCAAGCACACAAACGTTACACTTCCGGCCTCCGTTTTCGCGTATGTAATCGCTGCGCAAGCATCCCGTATAGCGCTGTCGGTGTCCACGTTGCCGGAATAAATAGGCCAGCTTTTCACGCTTTCGTTGCTATCGCCCAGAATGGAACTCAGGAGGATTTTCTGCTTGTACGCGCCGGAATTTGAAGTCCAGCCGGATGCAAGCAACGTCACCTCGTATTTCTTTTTGCTCAATCCGCTGAGCGCATCCGCCGGGGTGGGATTGATTACGTTGGGGCACAACTGATTTGCTAGGCTATCAGGCAGAACAGACGCTTTATTGTAGGGCGTGCCCTCCACAAGCGGTTGGTCGTCTCGCTCAATCGTCACGCTCAGCGTCTGCCCATTCATTGTAAGCTTGTACTGCCCCGGCATTCCCGGTACTCTATCCGTCATAAGGCTCCTTCCCCAGCGTATATTTCACCGCTGTAACGATAAGTTTGCTTAATTCCCGCGATTCTGGAAACCGCGATTTCCAAAACTTTTTCAATGCTGTTTGCTCCATGCCATGTGAGGTTATCCATCGTATTCGGCAGGGCGTTTGAAATAATAAAAATGCTCTTTATCTTTGCCACGTTACCCAGATATCGCGCCATCTGGGACACTACCGGCCATTCTGCGGCGGAGAAGTCCCCCGGCAATCCCCAGTCCGTTTTTACCGTTAACTGCTCGGAAACGCCCAAAGACGGGAATTGCTCCACTATTTCCGAAACTGCCGTTTCCACACGGTTCAAGTCCGTGTAGCTGTACAGTCCTTTTTCGTTGCCCAGCAAAGTATCCAATTCCGTTCTATCTGTTACCAGCGCCATCAATAGAGCACCTCCATTCCACCAGAATAAATCTCGCCGGAATACGGCCACACCGATTCAAGCGTTACTTCAATACCCTGAATCTGGATAGACGCGGTGTGCCCGTTTTGCGTCAGTGTGCTATCCATGGAAGATATAAAGCCGCGCGTAATTGTGCCCCATGGTGTAAGGCTTGAGGCTATATCTCCCGCTTCCTGCCCCGAAATAACCACCTTTTGAGTTGCTGTCTGCCGCCGCTGTTTGGCCGAATATAGGCGTTCAGCGGCCTCTAGAGCATTGCCGTTGTGAATAAGGGTGCATTCCGATACGGAGGCATAATTGCCGCGTTCCTTCGCCGTCGCTTCCGGATTTAATTTCGTGAACGTCCGAGTAGTGTGCAGGTACGTTTTCGCTGTGAGTTTTACCGTTCCGCTGGCCGTTATCTTCACCCAATTCACGTCGGAACCAGTGATTTCTCCGCCCTCAATCACGTAATCGTAATGGGGAGCAGAAAAGGTGAAAAGCACATTCTCTCCGTTTACTTCTTCCTCGTTCATCAGCGTTTCCGTTACATCCTGCTGGGTGTATGTGTGGGCTATCACTTCCACCCGGGCATATCTCGGCGCGGTTCGCACGTTGCCGCCAAGAAGGATTTCCGATTCCCGAAACCTCTGCGTAACGGCGGACGGGATGGGCAACAGCCGTATTTTTGTGGAATCCTGCGTGGATACAAGAGCTCCCACAGAAAACGCTACACGCTGTAGCGCTTCTCTCTGGGAGCATACAGGCAGATACCCGGTGACGGTAGAGGTTGCAAACTCCGGGGCAATTTCAAATTCCCAGTTGCTCAGGATATCGGCCACCATTTCGGAAAGTGGCCGCTGGTAATACATCCCGCCAAGAAATTCATCCGCCAACAAGCCGATTGCAGACTGTGCCTCAATGGTGTAATTGGATTCCGCTTTTCGTGTGCTGGATTTGATATACTGGGTAGCTCTCAGTTTCCCATCCTTGTACAGCTCCACTCGCTGGTTCTCCTGCGGTAAAAAGCTCCTGTTCTGCGGGTCGTAAATGTTCACCGACATTGTATCCACCGTGAGTTCACAGATGGAGGGGTCGATTTCATTCACAAGCCGCACAGACTTTATTTCATTCGCCCCAAGTAAAATTGTCCGGCCAACTTCAATTCTTTGAATCTTGGCAAATTGGCCGGGGTGGTTTGTTTTTTTCAGGGTGATTACGATTTTATCGAAGCTTTCCACTGTTTCCAGCAAAGTCCAGTTTGCGCTATCCGGGGAATAATCCTGATTCACGATAAGCGTTTGCCCGTTATACCACGATACATGAATCTCACTGCACCACTGTTCCGTGGCGGGAGAAAATGTGAATGTAAAGCCCGTAGAACTGTACGGCACCGGAAATGTAATGGTGATTACAGGGGGGCTTTCAAATTGCCCATTCTCGCCGGAACGTGCCACGCTCCACCAGCCGGGGTGTGGGTCATCCGGCAACAGTTTTCTAGTCCCGTCCAGCCTCCACAGTCCCGGCTCTAACGTGGCGTATGCCTTGCTTTTGCCGCCGGATGCTATGAGCGCATCGGAGGAAAACGCATTTCCCCCGGTGCTTTCCGCTATCATTTTTTCCTGCGCGCCCTCAGGCGCATCAATGTAGTTTATTTCTAAGCTCATACAAGTACCTTCGGGGCTTGCGCCGTAAAGTTGATCTTGATTTCTCCCCACTCCACGCCGTTGCTGTGCAGCCGCCGGATAGGCTGAGTCCCAGCAGTGACGTACATCCTTTGTGTAAGCGTCTGCTGGTTGTAGGGAAATACGCATACATGAGACGCTACCGGTTGGCTTATCGCCTCCCAGAAAGCGTCCAGCGCCGCCATATCGCCTTTATCAGCTACCACCATTGTGTAATTGTAGTACGTGCCGATTGGGTCGCGGTAGATGTTCCCATCCTGCGTAGTGCTTGCTGCAATGGCATCCTTTATGGAGAAAGAACGGCTCAGCGATAGCACGGAAACATTGTATTCCACGCCATCGAGAAGAAATTGAACAATCACATAATCACCTCTTTAGCAAGGCTTGTCCCGCGCCGCTGCGCTTCTGATTTGATCTCCGGATACAACGCGCGGACGAACTGCGCAAGAGTTCCCTCGAAGTTCACCTCCGTGGTGATGTTGATTTCTCCGATTTCCTCACGCACGATTTTTCGGAGTAAATCCTCGGGGGCTTCCAAATTCGTGCCGTTCCGCTGATCGCCAAGAACGGCCATAAACGGAGCGTTTGGAGGAATTACCGCACCAGATGCAAGGTAGGGAATGCCCATAGCCGCATCCGAACTAAACAGAGCTTGCGGGGAAACTGCGGCGGGGTTTCCAGATACAGCGGATCGTGGGCTTGCGCCGTTTTTGATGGTAACGGTGAATGTCTTCCCCTGCAAACTGTTAATCTTGGATTGCATCTGATTAATATACTTTTCAACCTCTGTGTACATATTTTTCCACGCCGTTTCGCTGTCCGATTGCATAGTGGTAAGAGTATCGGATAACGTAGTACCGATATTTTCTATGTCCGATTGCATAGCGGTAAGAGTATCGGATACCGTAGTACCGATATTTTCTATCGATGTTTTGAGCGGCGATTCAACGTTAGTCTCAAACCATTTTCCTACACCTTCCCACTTGCTTTTCAACGTCTCCGCGCCAGTGGTGGCCATGTCCTCAGTGGCTTTCTGGACTGATTCCATTCCTTCGGTGGTGGGGTTCACGAATTCGCCGGTAATCTTCGCGCCAGAATCAGAAGCGGAGTTGCCAACGTTAACAATTCCAGTTTCGATACTCGCCATTGTGCTAGATGCAACGTCTTTCTGCGAAGTGTAATTGCTCCACGCAGCATTAAAGTTTTCAACATCCGCCTGCGTACCTTTCACAGCACCAGCAACAATCTCCATAGATTCCTTGGAACCGTCCGCCCACTGCCGAATAGCTTCCTCCGCATATCCCATATCCACGGCTTTCTGTAAGTTTTCGTGGTATGTGGAAATAGCCGTGGCGTTATTGTTCAGATTTTGGGTGATGCTTGCAATGGAGGTGGCGCTGACGCTGCCCATCTTCTCGAATAATCCCGTTGTGGAATTCAAAGAATCTGCCGCCGATTCTTTAGCATTCTGGAATTCTTCGGCAAGTGCTTTTTGTTCCTCGGTAAGTTCGCTTGTGGCTTCGGTGGCTTCTTTTTCAGCGTCCGTTAGCTGGCCTGCGCCCTCTGAGGTATCGCCAAATGCTTTTCTTAGCTCGGTAAGTTCCGTTTCTTGCGCGGCAATGGCATTGTTCCCGCCTTCAATTTCTTGAGTTAGTGCCGGTATTTCCCGTCTAAGTTCAGAATATGTTGCTAGAAGTTCTCGGTTTTCCTCACTAAGCGCAACTTGATTCCACCCTGACGTCTCATATATGCTGGCCAACTCATCTAATTTCTCGGTGGTCACTCCAAGCGCATTTTGTAACTGCGTCTGGGTGGATTTATAATCATATGTTGCGGAATCAAGGGCGTACTGTGCCTCTTGAACGTCTAGCATGGCTTTCGCCTGCGCTTCCAGAATAGCGGAATACCGCTTTTCCTTGGCCGCAACAAGCGCCCGCTGCTTCATTACATCCAGATTGTCCAAAAGCGCATCGCTATTTGCGGTAATCAGTCCGGTTTGCTCGTCAATTTGTAAATTTAACTCAGGGTATATATCGTTCAATAAATTAACGACGGTTGCATACTCCCTCGCGGCATCCGCCGACGTTGATACTTGCGGGGCGAGTTCTTCGAGCCTCTGCTTGAGCAAATCCGCCTTGATTGCGTTATGCTCTATCAGCTGCTCGGATTCCTCATATTCGGTGTTTGCCGCATCCACCGCATCGGTGAAGTCCTTCATGTCGCCCGCAAGATCTGCGGAGGCGGCCGTTTCAGACATTCTTTGCAATGCGCTAGTGATTCCCTGAATAATGGGGGTAAGCCCTTCCAGAATTGGAGTGCCGATTTTTGCTAGGAACTGCTTCCACGCCTCGGAAAGCTCGCCGGTAACGTTCGTCCACTGCTCAGCCTCTCGCGCCGCCTGCCCGATTGCGCCGGATGCTTCGTTGCCAGCCTCCACCATGGAAAGCAGTACATCGACTTTCTGCGCTTCGGAAAGCTCTTGGAAAGATTTCGCATACTTCTTGTTTGCGGCGGTGTTTCGCGTGGTTTCCGTGGCGGCAATTCCCAGAGCGGCATCATTAGCGTAGTTGCCCTTTAGGAAAGATAGCAAAGATTCTGTAGTTTCCTCTACCGATCTATCGTAGTACGCCGCGCTATCCGCAGCCGCTCGAAGCGCACGGGACGCAATATCCATAGCGGATTCCGTATCGCCGCCGGCCGATTTCGTAAAAGCAAAAATCTTTGTAAAGGAGCCTTGCATTCGCGTTGCGGTAATGCCGGTTTCCTTGGAAATGGAATTCAGGGATTTTCTGGCTTCCTTCTCAACGCCAGAAAAAGTCTGCTCAAACTGGGCATTAGAGGCGGCCACGTCTGCCGCCGCTGCAACGGCCTGTTTGCCAAGCTCTACAAGCTCTCTTGCAATGGCTTTCAGCGTACCGATAAGGGCTTCGGCGGATAAGTGCGCCTTGAACATATCCTTGAAGGCGTCTCCGGCACCTTTGGCCTTTTCCCCGGATTTTTCGGTTTCCTCTCCGGTTTTTTCTGCCGCATCCTGAATCTCATAGAGGTTTTCAATGATATGGTGTGAGCCGGTTTCCGCATCGGACTGAATCGCATCCCATGCGCGTTCCATTGCGGATTCCTGATCGTAGCCCAGTTCCTCATACACCTGAGCAATCTGCTTTGCCCGTTGCTTCTCACTCAGGGAATCGTTTGCACGAATCGTTTCGATTTTGGCATATGCGGATTGATAGCTTGCTGGCAGCTTCTCAAACGCGTCCTTGTAATTTGTATTCTTAAACGCTTTTTCAATGTTGTTGGCGGCCTTTGCTGCTGTTTCCGCCGTCTTGATAAAAAGCCCCTGTATCTCGTCAGCGCCTTTTTGTACGCCTTTCGTATCAAGCTTAGAATCAATTAAAATCTGTCCGTCAGCCATTTAGCCACCACCTAACAAGCCTTTGATTTCTTCCCGTGCCTGCCGCACTGCGTCGGTATCCTTGTTTTTCAGCTCCACAAGCTTCCGGTTCTCGCGGTAGAATTTCTTCTCGGATTTATCCAGCTTTTCGCCTGTGGAAAGTTTGTTCCGGATTCTCAGCACCGTGCAGAACAAGCCTTTATCAATGCTCATGAACCATCCGTACACCGTCCACCAGTGGATATCCGGGGACAGTCGGATTTCCTGCCCGGACACCTGATTTAGCGCCGGAATGATGATATCCGCGTCCTGCTCCCAGTCCATCAGTTTAGGCCGAATCTTCCCGTCCGGTTCTCTGCCGCAATCCAGAAACCACCGTGCCTTTTCTATCGCTTCCGGGATATCCGCTGACGGAATCCGCGCCCACTGAGGGAATATGCGGCACACCATGTTTGTGACTTTTTCCGCTCTCCCTTTTTCGGGGTCGCTCAGCTCAGCTAGTGCGGCAATAGCATTTTTCCACCCGTAGTTAATGGGGTAAGCCACCTCCCCGACAAGCAGGGAGGTGGGGAGATCATACGCGGCCATTACACCGTACCATCAGCCGTAAAAGTAAACGCTCCGTCCGCAACCGAAACGGAACCAATAGTCCGTTCGCCGCCGTAGGTGACATTGATAGGCATGGTGAGATTGCCGCCGCCATCGCCGCCCAGACTGCTGATTTCCACGGCGCACGCCTTGTAACGCTCTGCAAAGAACTTCGTGGTGCCGTCGCTGTACACGTACTTATGTACAATCAGCATATCATTGTTGGACATTGCCTGCGGGTTCTGGTCTCTCACGCCCTGATTCCAGATCTGGATAGCGGCCTTGTCGCCGCCAGAGATTTCCCATCCGTCAAAGCTCTGGGTAATGATGGGCTTTTTCATGCTGGAATAGGCGTTGCCGATGATATCCTGATTGGTTTCGCGCTGCCAGTCGAAGTCCTCCTGCCCGCTGTAAACGCGGATACCGACGGGCGCCCACTCGGGAGCAGTAGAAGTGCCAACGTTCAGATTCGCAATCAGCGTTTCACGCGCAATGGTAACGCCATCGGCAACATTAAAGCTCAGATTATCAGCCATATTTTTTCCTTTCTGCGGATTTACCGCCTTGTAAATTCGTGTGTGTAGTTCACAGTGATTGGGATTAGCCAATCCTGCGTTTTGTTTTCGTTTGGTTCGAGCGCATAGGAGTTGAAGCGCACGGCCTTTGTGATTTTCCGGCTTCCGGTAAGGGGTGGATATGCTTCCAGCTGGTACAGCTTGCCGCCTATCGTCACCGGCTCGCGGCACGCCCAAGCGCCCAGCTTATCAAGGAAGTCGTTTGTCCCGGCTTTCACGTACTCGCTGGTAGCATCGGTGCGGTACACCACGTAAAATGGGAACTGGCATTCCTGCCGGATGTTGCCGACAATATCGGATTTCTCGGAGTACACCAGCGTACCGCTTTCCGGCTCCATAGAAATACCCCCGTCCTCAGACAAGTCACTTCGAGAAATGACCCGCCCATTCAGACCGGGGTATTGGTTTAGCAGCTTTACAACGGCATCTTTCAGGATTTCAAATCCTTCGCCGTCAACGCTTATCGGTTTCGGTGTGTCCATTATCCAGTGCCGACCTCCTTTTTCACCAGCTCTACCCACTTGTCACAGTCTTTACTTTTGGCCTTGTCAAACCATTGACTAGTCCTGCCGTTTGAATAGGTCAGGCTCTTTCCTGTGGATACCTTCTTTTCACCCTTTTTAGCCCATGCAGAGCGGGATTTTTCACCAACCATCACGTTTCCTTCATACAGAAATTGCCCGGTAGGAGCTACGCCCGCCACCACCTGCCCAGAACCGGCGATAGCAGCAGACGCGGCCTTTGTTTCGTTGATGAATTGCCCCGTCAGCATTGGCATAAAGGGAACCATAGAAGTCATAATGGCGCTATCAAGGGCGAACTGCGCACGGTTAAAATTGCCCTCCAACCGGCTCATATCCACCTTAATGTCCACGCCATCCACGATGATGGAGAAGCCCTTGAAGTGGTGTATTTTCTGCGCCATATTATTTCCCCCATACCTCAACCAGCGGAATAACGGAGTGCCGGGAGACAGACGAAATTGTGAATACGTTATCCTTCGTGCGGTTCATGTAGGCGTAGAATCCTTCATCCGTCCAACGTTCGTCGGAATCCGCCACAATGCCGCCATCCCATTCACCATTCCAGAAAAAATCGCCTGTGGGGCTGAACGTAATGGAATCTTCGTTTCCATCCCATTCTTTAGGCTCCAACAGGCGTTTCCCTGCGATATCGATTACACCATCTTTTTTCTGGTAATGAATTCCTACGTATGCGCTATCTTTCGATTCCGCGCCATACTTGGCAAGGATTGCGGCACGATCTACATTAAGATTGCAATTCTCAATGATGGTGGGGTACCACGTAGCACCTTTCCCACGGTCTCCGGGCTTGCGATTGAATACGGTAACGGTGTTTTTGTACATCACAGCGCCTCGATTTCTTGAAACAGCCGGAAGATTTTTGGCGATTGAATGGCGAACCAATCAACCATTTCTTCGTTCTTTGCCCATGCCTGATCTGTGGTAAGAGAATTCCACTGCAAACCGCTTTCATTAAGAAAGGCATGTGTAATCTCATGCCGAAGAGTGCATTTCTGATTGAAATCAATGGCCGCTTCCGGTTCATCCTTCCACTCGTCGTGAGTTTTCAGCAGAAGAATAATGATTTCATGCGCCGCAGCGTCGCAGTATCCGGCAAAGCCGTTTTTATCCATGTATTCATCCTGCCCATGCTCCACGAACCGAATGATGTAGTCTGTGCCAAGCACCGAAATTTTTCTTGCAACCGTATTCATAAGCAGCCTCCGGGGTATACGCCCATGTACAGAAGATTCACGCCGTTTGCGTCCTCCACGCCGGACAGGCCGTCGCGAACGATATCGAAAAGCATTTTCCGCTTAGCGGCGGTATCCTTCACAGCAACATCTATTGCCGTTGTGTTGCCCTGCCCCTCCATGTAAGATATCGCCTCGTTACCGGCTTCCACGCGGGAAATGATTTTCCGCTGCAATCCGTTTTCGGTTTCAATGTACCCTCTGCTCATGTTGGCGGCCTGTTCCGCCTCATAGATTTGGTACAGCGTATTCACCAGCTGAGCAGCGGTAAATTTCACGGCATAGGCTGAATCCTCGTCCACGGGGAACGCCGTTTTCAGCTTCCGCACGCTATCAATGCCCGTTGTATATTTATCCATTGTACGGCAAGCCTCTATTGCCAGCCGCTCATAGATGTTTTCATCAATCGGGGAGTACCACCGTATATAATCCTCAAACGTGATATACATTGGCCGCCGCCTCCTGCTGCTCCAAAAATTCTGCTGTGATATCTGCTTTCTTGGCCTTTGTGATGCTATAGCCCAGCTTCGCAGAAAGAGCCTTGATCTCCGGTATTGTCAGTTTTTCAAGGCTCTCCTGCGTATAGCTTGCCATTGAGCTATAGCCGGTTAACCCCCCTGACTTGTGCCGCCGCCGGGGTTGGAGGCAGCCGCCGCAATGATCGCGGCCATATCCTTGTTCAGGGTCTTCACGCCGCAAATCATATCAATGGAAATGGTATCGGTTTTGGTGGTGATGTTGTAGTCCTGCACCACGCGGAGGCCGAAACCGTCGTAGTTCACAATCGCTGCATTTGCCGCGCCCTGCGGCAGAGCCAGAGGCCGGGTAACGAATGCGAAAGCGTTTTTGTGGAAAGCCAGTCCCAGAACGCCCGCAGTGTCCGCGTTCTGGTCAACGTAGAAGTCCATGCCGAACTTCCGGCCAAGAGACGCTTCACGCAGCGCAGTACCCGCATCGCCCACCTTCTCGGCGCTGATGAACAGGTCGGTTTTCAGCAGCTTCGTTTCGGTATCGGTGTTGTACACAAACCGGCGCTCGGTCAGCGGGGTTGCAGACTTGGTGAGGTATGCCCGCGCGTCAATCACGTCGTTCTTGATATCGGTGGTCGCCGTCACCTTGTTGGTGATACCGGATGCAAGGCCAAGCAGATAACCGTCAACCTTATCGGCGAACGCCTGCATAGCGGGAACAATGAACTGCGTGGAGAAGCTCGCAATATCCATCGTCAGCTCCTTTGCGGTGACTGCGAAAGATACATCAAGGAACTTATCCATTTTCACGGTAACGCTGTTTTCGGTAGCATCCTGCACCGAAATAGTTCCGGCAAACTCCTTTGCCGTAAAGGTTGCGGGCTTGCGAATGGTGATGGTATCGCCCACACCGGTGACAAACTCGCTGGAATAGTCGCGGTGTACCAGATTTGCCATAACTGCGTTGTTCCGCAGCACCATAAGGGCTTCACGGGCGATAATGTCGGGGGTAAGAATCGTATTTGCCATAAATAAAAAACTCCTTTACTTCTTTCTTGCGGCGATATAGTCCGCCATACTCATTTTGCTGAGGTCTGTTTGCTGGCCGCCTCCGCCATTTCCGGGATTATCGAAGCGCGCCGCGCCGCCGTTATCTTCAAAGAGGTATCCGCTATCGGTGCGCAGTGCATCCAATGCGGCTTTCATATCCTCTTTCTGATTCTTGCTATTGCGCAGAGCATCAACATCCAGAAGCGCAGTAATAGCCTTAGCGTTCTTGCCTTTGGCTTCGGAAATCACACCGGCCAGAAGCTCGTTGAATTCCCGGTCTTCCCGCTCCTTCTTGTAGGTGGCCTCTGCCTGTTCGTGCTTGAGTTTCCACGCGTCCCGCTCCTTCACGATAGCGTCAAAGTCTTTCCCCTCGAATCCCTTGAGCGTGGTCTCGGCGGCTTCTTTGGCCTTCTTCTCGGTGTTCAAATCCTCGGTGAGACGGGTTACCTTTTTCTCGAATTCGGCAACGGTTTTATAGCTTTCTGCCACTGCCTTGTTGAATTCGGCGAGCTTGTCTGCGGGAATTTCAATTCCGAAATCCTTGCAGATTTCAACAATATTCTTCATAAAAAATCCTCCTGTACCGTATTTATCAACCGCCCGTCGGCGGTAATGGATTGAGCCGGGATAAACCTCCGGCGGGGTAGAAATGACGCAGGCGGCGGGGTTTGAACCCGCGAACCCATATTGAAATAATGGAGCTGACCCTCCCAGCTTCCGCCTGCATGTGTATAAAAATTGCCAGAGTTGAAACAAATCAGCTCTGGCAATTTATTCAATTATTCCTTCTCCGCGTTGTACTTCCTAGCCGCAGCGGTCGCTTTTGCGGCTTCACTGCGATTCCATAGGGCTATCGCGATTCTGTCCGCTCTTTTTTTCTGCCCGGTTTCCTTGCAATAAGCGTTGTATGCTTCATTCTGCTGCTGCAATAAAGCGGATTTCTTGCGGTACTCCTTTTCAAAGCCAGCCCGTTCCTCCTCGGATAGCGCCTTGTCCATGGCCGTCCTCAGTCCCAAAACTTTCCGTTTTGTATCCCTGATTCTCCGCTCCATGGCGCGTTGCTTCTGCTCTTTCTCGTACTGCTTTTTGTTTTCCTCGCTGTCGTAATCCTCAAACGGGTTGCCTTGCCCGGGGAACCACACTGAAAAATTGTGGCGGCAATTTGCCCCGCACAGCCCCGTTACCGTGCCGTATTGGGTGGAAGAAACGAAATCGGGGTATTCTGTGCTAGGTACTCGGCTATAGATTTTCCCCTGCCACACCTCGTGCGTCGGCCTTGCTCCCAGATGGGAAGAAACGATTACAAGATTTACGCCCATTTCGTCCATTCTCGCAAGCTGTATTCTAGCCGAACCTTGAGAAATGCCGGTGCGTACCGCCCGCGCCGTGGCAACCTCTATTGTGTCCTTGTGTACGCGCTCTGTTCCGTCGCTCCCGATTTTGGTATACTTGATATATACCCCATCGGAAACAAGCCGCTCCACGGCCTCCCTGACGGCCTGCACGGGCGAAATTGCCCCGGACATGGCTCTCATATACGCTTCATCACACAGCCGTGTAAATGTCTCCTGCACCGCATCGGCGGTTGTGGCCGTGAAGTTCTTCCACTCTCCAAGCGTCTGCTCATATGTATCTTGCATAAGCTTTTGGAGATACGGCGATTGCACAAGCGGCGTTGGATTTAGCCCAGCTTCTCGGTATATCGCGTCATCGTATCCCAGCGCCTTTACTCCGGCATCCTCCATAGCTGCCGCGATTTCCGTTTGCATTTTCCCGGTAGCTTTTGCAATCTCTTTTTGGATGTCGCCCAAGAGATAGCCCAGCTGTTGAAGCGTTTCAATTTGGTATTTATCCAGCGGAGTAAGAATATAATTATCACCCCGCCCGAACCGAATTAGAATGCGCTCTATAATCCGATTCATGATATTCTGGTGAAGTTCTTCCGCGATATCCTCCGCCGGTTCAACGGCGTGGAGTAGGTAAGAGGGGGTAAGCAAATGCTATTCCTCCCCTCCAAATAGCATCGGCGTTTTCGGCTGAGCCGCATTTTCCAGCGCCTTTGCTTCCTGCTCTGTGAATCCCTCGAAACGAACCAGATAATACCAGAATGGGACTTTCCCCGCCTGAACATATCCGTACCATCTGGCCTTTTCCTCGTTGGCCGAATATGTGATATCCCCGAAGTCATAGGCCACTTCATACGCGCCAGCCGGTGCAAGGCCGTACAAGTCAGCGAACGCATTCAACGCGTAAATAAGACAATCCAAGCAATGCTCTAGGCTATCCCGAACGGCCTTAATCGTCTGGATTGTGCGCTGCTGGTCTGCTTCTACTTGCGTCGCCGTCTGAATGCCACCGGACTGATTGAAAACGAAATAGCCGTTTGAGAATCCTGCCTTATAGCCGATCTGGCTAAGCAGGGCGTTCAGCCCCGTAAGTCGCGCATCGGTGTTCAATGTGGGGTTGATTTCGTGGTAAATATCGCTCTGTGTGGTGGTATCTCCGTCCACGAGATTGATATAATTCGGCATCCTCACACGCCCGAGCGCGTTCTCCGTTTTCGCCCTTTCCTTGAGATCAAGCATCCGATCTTTATCCACCATCACAGTGCGCTTGCTATCAAAGATTTCGGCTGAATTTCTGGAATATGCAATATCCAAGTCCCGCAGCTCCTGCACGGCCTCAGAGAATGCAGGCAGACCATACGGGGAACTGATTACGATATTGTTTGCTTGCGGCATCCGGAATGGCGCGAACAGGGGCTTTTCAATATTCGCCACGGTAGCTTCTTCCGCCAGCGCCGCCCACGGCGTTTCGGAAATGTCAACAGGCTTTCCGGTATCATTCTCCGATGGGCTTACATAGCATTTATTCGTGATTCTGTATACGCCGCTCTCGAACCGGTGATATTCCAGCCGGGTGAACCACTTATCCCCGGCTCTCTGCTGATTGTAGAAAACTGCGCCGTCAATTTCGGCGTTCGTCACGTGGGTAATATCAAATTTGTTCGGCGTGTAGATATCGATTGTATCCCCGTTTGGCTTTAGCATGATTGTACCGTATGCGCTGCCGTACTCCACCCAAGATTGCAGCAGCGAATACACCCGGTCAACCTGCCATTGCAACCAGTCGGCGCGGGCAGACCCGCTTAACTTGATGCTCGTACCCTGCATTGTCAGCCGCGCGATTTCGGCGCACACGGACTTTGCGAAGTTCACGGTATCTATGCCGTCTTCTACATCAATCCAGCTTGGGTTTCCCTGATAGATATCGGCACATTCATAAATCCAAGCGTTCATTTGCTCGGAGGAAATAGGCTCTATCTTGAAATCTTCCTTTACCCTCGTATCAGAAATCACAGATACAAGCCCTTTTATAGCTGAAATGATACCCATTACGATTCCTTCACTTTCTTTCGCATCACGGAATTACAGAAATACCGTATATCATCCATAGCGTGGTCGTTATCTTTCACTACCGCGTCCTCCGTTTTCTTATCGTCCCACCGGTATAGCCCGAACTCGCGAATGGCATCCGTGCAGCACCGGTGAATTTTTATATTCCCGTTCTTGAGATATACCGCTGTGCGCCGAATGCCATCAAGAACGGCGTTGTCTGCCTGCTGGACGCGGAATCCACGGCGTTTCAGGGCGGTAATAAAAGAAGCTGCCGAAGGGTCAATAATCGCCCTCTTGATTTCGTAGCCGTCCGTCAGTTCCTCCACAGAGTCGCAATATTCCTCGTCTGTGAGCTGCTTATAGTTGGCTCTTCCATCGTAGTAATACTCCTTGATTCTTTCCGCCTTATTACCATTCACAGCCCACAATCCGCATGAAAACGGATTCAGGGTGCCGTAGTCGATGCTTATGTAATAATCCGCGAATTCCGGCACGTCATCCGTGATATTCGCTTCGGAAAAATCATATACAAGCCCCTCTGCCAGCGTCCATTTCCCCAGAATGTACCTATCGTAGAACACCGTTCCGGCATATTCTTTTTTCAGATTTTCAACAAAAGTGGGGGGTAAAAATGGATTATCGTCTATTGTGTATTCTTGGCTGAAAATATCGGCATCACTATCAAGGAATCTCTTTAGCCAGTGGTTGGGATACTGTGGATTGTATGTGCCATCGAAGCAGGAATACTCCTTATCAAGCCGGCTTTTCAGGAGGGCAAAAACTTCCTCCGACCAGTCCGCGACCTCGTCGCCGTAGCAATACTTGATAGACGCGCCGCGAATCTTCGATACCTGAGACACTTTTTCCGCGCCAAGGCAATAACACTTCTCGCCAAAAATCCATGCTGTATTATCGCTGGAAATCGCCCCAACAAGTTTATCACCGTACAGATTCCGCATAGGCTCTAGCACATTTCGCTCTATTGTGGATTTTGTAACGCCCAAAATAACGGAAAGCCCATCTTTCCCGGCTCGTTCTCGAATCCGCATGGGAATAATCCATTTGAAATCAAGATATGTTTTTCCGCTTCGGGTCGCGCCGCCCTTGAAATTCCATCTGTGATTCCCATACCTTGCAAATTCAATCTGTTTCGGGCTTAATAGCATCTCTGAACTCCTTAATTAGCCCATCCAGCTTATTGAGGCTATCATTACCGCTTGCCGTGTTTCTTGTGGCCTTATCAACGATAATCCCGAAAGATGTTGCAATCTGGCTTAACGTTGCGGCTGAAATCTTTTCGGGGTCAGTGAGCGCTTTCAGATGCAAGGTGATTGCTTCTTGCATCGCCGCTTTTTGTGATTCCATGTACGCCATCATGTCGGCGGTATTCTCTTCTTTTTTTTGCTGCACTTTTTGGGCGATATCCGGTGAAGCGCTGACAATCCTTTTCACAGTCTGGTGAGTTACGCCATGCTTTTTTGCAACGGCGCTGTACGACTGCATTTCTATCCAGTCGGCAATTATTCTTTTTTTCTTCCGATCTGTAATCCTTGCAGCCATAGCACCACCTCTCATGCAAAATAGTAAAAATAGCGGGAAAGGCCGGAGTTGAACCGGCATTCTTTCCTCTTATCACAAGGCTGCTCTCCGGCCTTGCTACTTCCCCGCATCCCTCCGGCTTACGGTGCCGGGGAACCGCTTTGCCCGTTTCCGGGTTTCGTCGCCGGCGGGAGGCCATCGGCGATATATATGGCGCGAGGCCGATTCAAACGGCCTTCTGTTGGGGAGAGAGCGCCCAACTCGTTATCTACCGCGCCATGCAAAAAGAGGCTCAGGAACAATCCCAAGCCTCTTTTCATTTTCTTCATGGTACTATCTTAGCACACCTTTTTGGCTTTTTAAGGCAATCTTTTGATAATTCTTAAGCCCATCCGCATCAATTCTTTTCAGAAAATACGCAGTTAGCAAGATAAAGTCCCCATGATAATCTATCGCAGTATCATAGCTGATGCTCAATTTCACCGCCGCGCCGCTGAGTGTGTGGCTTTTCTTCCAAAATACCAGATCAATCAGTTTCAGCCTATCCGTTCCCGTTTTCAGCTGAGACGTAAACTTGATTGCGCTAGTTACGGCATTGAGTTCTTCTTGTTCAGCCTTTGGCAATTCCCGCAGCGCTGCCTGCGCAGTAGTATTTGATATGTTCCCTCCCCCGGGCATACCCGATATACTGGCAGTTATGGGCGGCTCGTGCAAGTCCGCATATTCCGCTTTCAGCCCCGGATACGCCCGGATGACATTCTTGATATATCCCCACCATCTGTATCTCGGCTTGCTCACATTGTTCCTCCTTGCATATCTTATTAAATCCCTGTATAGATATACACAATACACACAAGATATAAGATTATATTTAATATATACTATACAGAGATAAAGCTATAATATTAAATTCCGTCTCCTGTTTTTCGTTTTCGCCCTCCTTTCGGTGCAATCCTTCCCAGGCGGGCAAGGCCGCTTTTCACCATGGACGAATATGTAATTGCAGCACCGGCTGCCTTCGTAATATCCGAAGAAATACCGGCACCCGACGCAATACTTCCTGCCGTCCTTGTATTCCATATTGCCCCCTAGAGAACAGGAAATCTCACAATCCCGCCGAGCATCCCGGTTTCTTGGCATATCATAAGCAGTTTTGTCTGCGCCGTCATCCGAATTTCAGCCGGTGCCCGTTCCGTTGCCGTGTGCAAGACGGAAATACACTCAATCCCCTTTCCCTTGTCCGCAGACAGCACATAGGACGCCGCAGATACCGCAGAGGCGAACCACTCCGGGACGTTGCCGTAGGCGTATTTTGCAAACATCCTCCGGAGAATCTTTTCCGGGTCAGATTCTTCCTGCTCGATGGTGGTTATCTCCCATTCCCCGGACTTGGCGACCTCTTTCACTGTTTCGGTCAATTTTTTTGCAAGCATCTCGCGTGCAGTCTTCACGAGCAACGCATCATCAAATTTGAAATCCTGTTCTGCCATTATTCATGTACCTCCAATTCCTTATTTTTCCTACTGCTAATTCTTACGATATCGGCAATGTAGTTTGCCTCCCCTTTTTTTCAGCAATCCGCTTTTTCTCCGCTTCTTTCAAGGCGTTAACCACCATTCAGAAGTTCTTCCCGATTCACCCGGATACCAATTTTTATAATCGCCTGTACTACGGCATCTCCGATAGCATCCTGGAAGTCGCTTAAATTCAAGCTGGCAGGTGGTGTGTAGCCGTTAAGTTCTTCCATTTTCATCCACCTTTCGCTCCCCATAACTGCAAAAAGCATTGCCGTCTACCTCGTTAGGGGACATGCCCTGCTCATATTGCCAATGATAGCAATACCCAAATGGCGTTCCTCCTTTGTTGGTTAGGTACTTGCCTATTTCCTCAAATTCAATGCAGTCCCGGCACCTTACCACGGGGACGGCATCCACGGTGGGGGCATTCCGGATTATCTCCTTTGCTATAATATCTTCGTCGGAAACATCAAATTGGAGTTCCAATTCCTCTGCATCAATTAAGCGTGGCATCTCAAATTCTCCTTCGCAAGCACTTTTTCAATGGGAAGCCCTCGGTAATATCGGCTGGAAATTGTACTCCTACTCATTCCTAAGGCAACACCGCATAAATACCAAAATCCGCATTATACAATAGGTGCCAAGTAAAAACTGTGGATAACCTCTGAATTTTTGCCCGCAAAGGCGCACT